GTGGTTAAGAGCTTGCTTCTTAGCTTTATCACCATCTGGTCCACCGCCGTCCATGAAGCCTCAGACCTACTAATTTTATAATTGGTAGCCTGAGAGATACGAACGAGGTCTAGTGATTTTGCACTAAACACTCCGTTCTTATTCTCCGTGGTTGGGTGGTAGGTGACGAAGGAGCTCTTATAAGGTTGTTTTGTTGAAACGAACTTAAGTTTGATCTTTCGGAATTTGACCTTAGTTGGAATGACAAGCTGTTCACAAAATACGGCACCAAATCTTGAGAAATGAGATTTCTCTTCATTTGGATGGAGCCCAAAGGCTCGTATGATCTTTATAAAGGCCCTTCTTTGAGTATCATTGAAGAACCCTACTAGATCATCCCCGTGGACGTGATAGGCTTTTGAAGATAGACCAACTTTCTCAGCTGAGAATGAAAGGATCAAACAGATTAATGGCCAACATAGACCGAGCCCCATAAAGGCTCCGGTTGTTGTTGGCTTCTGTTCTCCATTCACATTCAGCCATTGCGCGGCGAGTGAGACTCTCAATGCTATTCGTCCGTTATTGTTAAAGTAACGGCTTACGATTGGCATGATTATCTGCTCCCACGTTTGAGTGAGTTGTACTGACATATAGTCAGTTGCTTTCTTCATGTCAAAACTAAACAGTTTTGCTGTTTCGTCTAAGGTCTTAAGGTTAATCGGCTTGTTCCGAAGTTTGGCAGAGGTAGGTCCATATAACTTTAATAATTTAATTAGGTAGCTTGTTACTAATCGACTATAATGAGTATGAGCACAAAGATGGATTGATGCAACTCTTATTTTCCCATTTTCAACAATGGGTGTAAGCTTGCACATCCCCTTTCTGAACCTACCCTTTATGGTTAACGGTAATTTGCCCCGAGTTAATGGAAGCCTCCTCTTTGTTATTCTTCCTCTTGCGTTCAAGTCAGATAATAGACTATGTTGATCCAGGAATGCCCTTTGGCTTCCTCCTTCAGATAACTTGCTTTCGTAGCAAGCTCTTTTTGAGGGCACTTTGTTTATTATCGTGTCTATTTTGCTCTTCGTTTTAAGCTTGTCCAACGTTTCCGTTGCCCAAGCTTTAAATTCATCAAGTAGCGTCTGATCTAGCACGGGCTTAGGACTTGTTAATCGTTCTTCTGCCTCTCTAAGAGCCTCGTTGATCTCCTCCTTAGTTGGAGTGTGTCGACGACTAGCTCTTGAGAACGTAGACCCGATAAACAGGGCCTTTCTCCGCTCTAGATCTTGCTTCTGCATGAGGGCTTTGTGCCGCATCCGCGTGCTGAAGGTTTTTGCAAATTCCTTCTCTCTAACCCATTGGCTTATAAAGCGCATGAGATTCTTAATCCATGACCTACACTTTCGGAAGTGTGGGGTCTCATAGTTAGGAAGTGAAAGCTTCTTAACTGTGGACGTCTTTATACCCGACCGCGTCCTGGAAATCATCTTTTGTTGATATTTCAAGATGTGGAGTTGGCCTCTGGGTGCTGGATGCAGACAAAGGAAGGCGAGGTAGATGGTTGACCAATTCTGTTGTATTCGTTTGTACATATTCGGTTTTCTTTTAGACCGTT